GATCAGTGGAATCAAGTTCAGAAATGCGCCGATGTAGTTGGCAGCTCTGATTGCTCTGCAATTCTTGAACTTCGCGCCCGCGTCGAGGTGTTGGAGGCCAACTCCAAGTCAACTCCTAATCCAAGCCAAATTAGGAGTTCGCTGGTGGAGCGTGTTGAGGGTGCTCTGATGGAGAGCGTCAAGGAGCAGGGCTCTATCTCTATAATTTTAGCCATGGCCCGCGCCGCGATCCGCGAGGTGGCGGCGTGGTTGATTGACCGGAGGCGCGACGACGATTGGTTCGCACCTTTTGAGGAACTTGCTGATCTGTTGCTGGAGGAGGCCGAGCGATGACTAAGCCCATCACCCCACCGCCGGAGTTGGTCGCACGGTTTTGGCGAGAAGCAAGCGCGGGCCGCGAAGATGCACCAATCGGTGAAATCTTTAATCACGGCGTATATCTTGCTTATCAGGCTGGCGCCGATCAGGAGCTGGAAGCGTGCCTAAGGCTGGTTGAGATTGACGCAGGTGAGGATGCTTATGACTTTGCTCGCTACATCCGCGCCGCCCGCCGCCCCGAGCCCAAGCCGCCGAGCTTGAAGGAGCAGGCGTTACAAGCACTTGCTGAAGCCGTCAAAATGGCCGATGACGTCCCGCCAGAGGGGATTTGCTCAGACCAAGCAGACACCATTCGCCGCGCCCTCGAACAACTCCCCAACTAATTACTATGAAAAGCCTTGACGACTACACAGCACTTGGCGCCATTGTCCTAGTGCTTTTACTGATGGTTGCAACAGCCTGGTGGTGGTTCCCCCAAAAGTGGCAGGCGTGTGAACGGCTTTATGACAATAAACCAGCGCAGATTTTCTGCCTGCTGGCATCTAAATGACTGACCATTTTGGGGAGTCGCACAAAATGGTCTCTGCCGACTTCGATGCCTTACTGCAGCGGCTGTCTCGACCGGGCCGCTACTGCCCACGGGTGGCCAAAGTGCTGTCTACGCCCGCGCCTTGGGACGCCAAGTGCGACGAAACCTGTACCACTAAAAACCAATGACTGACTTTCGAGCACTGTGCGCCGAGCTGTTTGAAAACCTAGAGCGCTATCAGTGCTGGTACATCGAGGACAATGGCTATGGCATTGACGACCTTGAGGCACTGCTGGATCGCGCTGATGCCGCCCTAGCCCAGCCGGATCCGCAGGGGCCGACGGATGAGGAGCTGGTTGAACTCTTCAATGAGAACGACTGGAACCACATCAGCCCAGAAACTTTTCTTGACATTGCTCGTTCTGTACTGGAGTTGCGATGACCAAAAAGAAAGACCTGACTGGCTTGCGCTTCGGCAAAGTGCAAGTAATCATGGTTTCTACCTTGCGGATCAAAACGTCCCGCTGCACCTTTGGACCAATGACTAACGATTCAATGTCCCCCGCCGCTCAGGCGGTGCTGGATGCCTTTGAAAACGCCAGTGATGGTGAGTATGTAGAAGGCGTGTGGGTCGTCAACGAGCGCACCATGCTTGCTGCCGCCCTGCGAGCTGCTGTTGATCAGTTGGCCTACGGCCACGGTAGCTGGGCAGGAACAAGCGCAATCATCGACGAAGACAAACTCCTCGCCATCGCCGACGAGCTAGAGTCGCAGTAATACCAGCCAGGCCTCTCCGTGATGCCCAAACAGGCTGGTCACTATTTGTAGATCTAGCCAGCCAGTAAATCCTTAACGACTTGCTGGTACTTGCTTGGCAAGTCCTTCAGGTCTTTTTTGTGTATTGCTGTATGGCCGCGACGCAATAGCTCGGCATGGTACATGAACTGTCCGTATGCAGGGCTGCGCTCTGAAATGTTTGCGCGGGCATAGCGCTCAAGTTTGCCGGCCTTGCTGGTGAGAGTCATAGATGGCAGTCTGCTAGTGGGATGCTAGTCCACCGCTTCCAGGTCGAGCGGGCTACTTATCAAACGCCATCTGCGATTAAGCACTTTTTGTCTGCCATATAAAAAACCACAAAAAGTTGAAAAGGGAATGCCCTTAGACTTGGCCCATTCCCTTCTTTTGCTGATGGGAATTTTAATTCTGTACTTTGTTTGGTCGCACATTATTCTCCAGCCAGGTTCGTCTTCTGGTTTTGGCGCATCTACGGCATGACGCTTGACCCACCATATCCACGTACCGCTTTTATTGGAGATGCTGTAATAGCGAATCAATCCACGCTTTTCTAAGTGCGATAGGCTGCGACTCAGGGTTGCTCGATCTGTGCCTATCTGCAATGCAAGGTCTGAAATAGTTTCCCACCAGCCAGGAATAAGCTGTTCAATCTGAACCATGGTCAGGACCATTTCCGCCCTGTGGTGATGGCGCAGATGAGAGAGAAATTCAGGTTCGATCACTATTTGCTGGGCGAATTTAGAAAAATACGGTTAAGAGATTTGGAAATAATTTCCTGTCTACCTTTGTCTGTGTAATATAATGCAATTATTCGCGCAAGCTCTTCTCGAAGCTCCTCAACAGCGGCGATTGCTGTAAAGCCTTCCAGGCAACCGCCAAGTATATTTGGCGGAATCAGCTTGTAGCGATACTGATCAATTGCGTCCCACTGGTCGATGCCGTCGATTTCCTTCATCTCTCCGCCACTAATGACACCCAGGCCAGCAAGCCGCTGCATAACACCAACAAGCCAGATCATGATTATCATGGCTTGTGTTTGGTTGTCTCTTGAGTAGCCGAAGCGTTTCTTTAGGTTTTTGGACAATTCCTCCGGCGTCTTGTCTGTCATGGTTTTTCTTGATCATAGAGGAACTCAACGCGAGCCTTGACGCGGCCAAAGCCTGCGAATTTTTCAATCTCTCCACCAAGCGCCTCGAATTGCTCTTCGGTCGGATAAATTAAAGCTTGCACGCTAACCGTTTCACCCGCGTCGATGCTCAGCTCAAGCGACTTAACATGAAATTCGCCAAAGCCAAGTGCATCTGCGATTCGCTTGGCAATTTCCGATTGACCTGTGACCAGCATTCGATTAGACATGATCTGCGACCTCTTGGGGCGGCTCCAGAATACCAGTTTCTGTTTCAAATTGCAAGATAATTGAGCAAGCCAGGTCGTAGTTGGTCGATGCGTAAATAGCCCAGCGCTTGGAGTAGATTCGCTGCTTGGCCGCTACTGGTGAAAATAGCTCATTATCAGCGAGTTGGCCTGCAAGCTCCAGCAGCAAGAAGCGCTCAAGTTCTGAGTGCTTATAGTTGATGGTTGATGACTTGGGAACAGGTGTCGATCGTTTAGTTGCTGGCTCAAACGGCAATCCGTTGTAGTAATACTCAATTCGTTGAATTGCTTCCCTGAAAGTCCAGCCGCGCAGGCGCATCAGGAGATCAATACCGCTGCCGCCTCCGCCTTGCTGGTTTTTACCTCCGCAATGAGTGCAGATCCAGCCGCCCGGACCCTCGTCGTTCATCCAGCGATAGCGATCAGTTCCGCCGCAGCAGGGGCAGGGCTGGTGCGTGCCGCTTAGCTGATGGTCCTGGAGTCCGCCAATGGAAACAAGTAGATGGGGCCAGCGACCAGACGCTTTGGCGAGAATATCCCAAGAAGGCTTTCGGGAAAATGCTTTGTCAAAGTTCACGGACGGCTAAGTTGATTGTCGTGCCAATGAATAAAGCTGGTCTTTACCGCTTGCTCAATGCACAGGCTGAGGTGGCGCCTTAGGTCAGGGTCAATCCTCTTGTTGCAATGGCCAACAGCTTGATCGAGTATTGCAGTCATGGTTTGATTTTTCCCCCTTTGCAGGCGAACCCCAAACATGTATTCCACCCTTTCCCGCTTAAGGCAGAAAATCGCGTATTGTTTTTTTTGAATTTCCTCATGATAGTAGAACGCACAATTGTGCATAATCTGAGCGTAGGTCTGAAGTTCGTCGGTTCCGGTTGGATAGCAGATTTCGTATTCGCCAGCCCAGAAGTTTTCTTTTAGTATCCTGCAGAACTCCATTGATGGATGATCTTTTTTGAATTCGTAGTGCTCGAATTTTTTAATATTTTTGCTATTTCTCGGCCTGAGGGCTGCCAGGGCGTCGTGCAGATCAACAATGCTTCTGTACTTAATCCTGGTGATGTCAAAGCCTTCGTCAGCATTTAACTGGCTGATCATTCTGAAGGTGTCATTTATATTTCTCTTACAGTTGGCCCCAAAAATTGCATCAACAGCAGCTTTGGCATCTAGTGGGTCAAACACTTTCATTTGCTTCGCGCTAAGTCCCCTTACCTCGTAGTCGTAGTATTCGGAGTCGCTAATAAACCCTGCATTAGTGCCTGGCTCAGCGTTTACATAAACGACTTTTTCTAAAAATTCCTGGGCTTCATCCAGAGAGCGATTGATGCGAAAATATCGCGCCATCTTCAATATCGTTTGCGCCCCCGCTGGATGCTTTTTAATTGCCGAATAAACTAAGCGACGGCTTTTTTTGCCCTTTGTTCGCAAAACAAACTTTAATGGATCTTCGAGAACAAATTCTCCGGTTGAGATTTTTTGCAGCGTGTTCTCTTCAAAACTGCGCGTCCCTGGATAGCATAATTGCACCATCAGCGAAAAGGGATCATCGCTGAGGCCACGGAAGGAGATCCCTCGACGCCGAAGGAACGCCCTTAGAAAGGCCAGCAACCGCTTCTCTTGAGCCTTGTAAAGGCCTCGGGGGAACTCTTCGGTCCGAGGCTTCTTGCGGGCGCGTTCCTGGGCATTACAAAGCGATTGCAACTTGGAGCGCATGTGATTGGGCGAAGCAGTCCTCACCCCTGCCTGGCGGTTGGATAAATTGTAAAAAATAAATCTCTGTTCTCCTGATTTAATCGTCCTGAGCTGCAGCTTGTACTTGAATTGATCGGAGAACCCTTCATTTCCTGACCAGTCCATTCCTCTGTAGCGGCATGAAAAGGTAATTCCGTTTTCGTGCTCAAAAGCATGGAAGCTAGATCCAGCCGAAGATCGCCTGCCACCGCTTTCAGTTACTTTGAGTCCCTTGCGAAATGAGGCAATCTTTTTGTAATTAAGATAATTTTTCTTTTTTTGTGCCGGGAGTTTGTCGAACATAGTAGCTGTAAAATACTTTTTTAGCGAAAGGGAAAGCTGTCTTGCTCGGACCAATGAATCAGCGCCGTGATAGCAAGTGAAATCCCAAATACCATGGCGGCTAGCGCCTGGATGAGGCCAAGGTACGCATATGCAAATAAGCCTGTAAGCAGAATCAGCAGCAGAGCCAAGACATAGATCGTTGTCATTGCCAGCGTGGCGCCAAATAGACGAAGGAAGGGTTTCATTTTGTTGTAATTAAGCTGATCAGGAACCCAGTAGATTCGTCGATCCACTGCTCTTTGGGTTTCCAGCGATCATCAAGAATATGGAATTTTACGCCATTTGACAACAGCACATAGCTGCCAATGCGTGACTGCACGGATACAATGAATTCCTCGCCCTCAAACTTAACTTTTACGAAATCTCCGACCTGCAGCATTGGCCGGTCTTTGCTTGGCTGCATAGCGACTGATTGATAGCTCGGTTATCTTAGGACATGGGTCGGCCTGCCGTCAAGCGGTTTTATGATGCCCGTATCGCGGAGTCGGTCCATGGCTGTTAAAGCAAGCATCCTGAAAAGACTTGTAACACAGCTTGAGCGGAAGGGGATGTCACCTGCGATGGCGAACGCAGTGGCACGCAAACGGCTTCAAGATGCCGGAATCCTTAAGAAAGGTTCGGATGAATTGACAACGCTTGGCAAGAAGCGACAGGCGATGGGTGCAGCGGGCAGGGCCAAGAGTCGTGCAGCAAAAGAGTCGGGAAAGCCAGCAAGTAGCTACAGCTACAACCCCAGAACCAACCGCACAAGGCTTAAGCGTAAGAAATAGCAGCGGCTAGACTTGACAGATCCGCGCCCTGCTGGCAAGATATGCAAGAACGCTTTACTTGCTAGCAACATGCCGCTTTGGATCAGCAATCGCCTGCCAGCCCAGCAGGACGGGGATTTGCATGGAATGGTGCTCTGGGGCAAGCAGTCGGGGCTCCTGATTGAGTGGCATGGGGTCAGGCCTGGTGAGCACTGGGCGCACTCCGCTGCCTGGATGGCCTCTGCTGGTGCTGACGATTGCCAGGAGAAGCTGCCATGAGCAGGGAAGCTGCAATGTCGGCCTTTGCGACGATTCAAAAAATGTCTCATTCAAAGCTCAAGGATCAAGCTGATGAAGACGAAAGCGGCAAAAACTTTTTGCTGAAATATGACGCAATGCTAGACGCCTACGCATCTCCAAAAGGATATATGGAGTGGAATGATTACGCCAAGCTTTGCCTTGCATCTGGTTCTACAAGAGGCATCATGGCTAGCTTTAAGGAGGGCGATGTTTATGGGGCAATTGCTGGAACATCTTACAGGTCAGCAATTGTACAGAATGCTTGCGCCAGGTACATAAGCAAAGAAATTGTTGAGTCTTTTGCTCAGACTGCTCTCCCAGAGTTGCCGCTGGAGATAACGAGCATTTTGCCATGTGTTCATCTTATGCTGCCTCGCAATATGGTTTTTGACGCCGAGGGTGATGAGGTGATTGCGTTGCTGGTGCAGTCCGGCCAGCTTTACGCAAAAGAAATGGCGAAAGACAAAGAGGAGATAGCTAAAACTTTTTTCCCCAAAGAAAAGCTCGCACCTCTAGAGGTGATGGGTGCCGAGGGCATCCAGGTTATAACTTTGACAAAAGCAGGCCTGGATGTATTTCAAGAGTTTGTCAGCCCTAATGCAAAGAGTTGGTGGGATTCAAATGTAAAATATGTTGATAGCTCGAAGTATATGGCACCAGGCACTGAAAGAATCATGAGAATTGCGATCAATTCTCTATTGGTTCATCTTTACGAACCGGAATTAGTCACGACTGACCCGAAGCCAGTTACAAAGGGAGTCGGATTCTCGGGCAGAAGCAAAGCCCCACTACCTCCCACGTGGATTGGCAGGACGTTTCGCAATTCAGGTGAGCGCCACCATCCTAAAGCAGAAGGCCCGACGAGAAGCGGTGTCAGGTCGCATTGGCGCCGAGGCCATTGGCATAGCGTTTGCGTTGGGCCTAAAAGAAGTGAGCGCAGAGTTCAGTGGTTTAAGCCTGTTTACGTCAATCCTGGTTGACCTCTGCTTTGGGCGGACTACGATGACACTGAGGCCGAGTGGGGACGTTGTGACTGATTACGACCAGCAGACAGTCAAATTCATTGAAAGCGAGCTTCGCGTCTGCAAGCGAAGGATTGGCCTTGCTGGTTGGCTTTTAATTGCAGCGTGCATTTCAATTCCTGTTTCAATTTTTACTGGAAATAAGATACTGGGCTTTTGCGCAGTCTCGTGGCTTGCCAGTAGCCTTGTTACAGCCAGCGCCTACATTTCAACCTCAATGGAGGAAGAGTGGAAGCTTAAGCTTGATCTAGCGAAAGGCCGTGGTGCATCAGCAGCTAAGGCAGTAAGTTCTGAAATTGCGATCAGGCATGACTTTGGTCCCATCGGCTTGAACTAGGCCATGGACTCGATAAAAATTACAGCCTCTCAGCAATTTGAGATTGAAAGATTTTCTCGGGTAATTGATGCAACCGAAGATGTTCCTGCGCTAAGGAGTATTGCAAAAAGCCTGCTGTCTGCTTGGATGATTCAGAGATCTGCTACCATTTGGGCGTTCGGCCAGTCTCTGCCAGGGCACCCAGGGGATCATGAGTGAATACTGGCTAACAATTCAAGTCGATCCTCAAAGGACTAGAGACATTCGCGTAAGCGGAGAGGATTATGCTGAGGTGGCCAAAAAGTACAAACAAAAAAATGGCTTCAAGGTTATTGCTGTTCGACCCTGTGACAGACCAGAAGAAAGTAATGACTGAAAAAACTTTTGCTCTCTCGCTTCACGAATTCCTGGCAGCCTTTAACTATCGAGGGCTTAGGACGCCGACTTTTATCTATCTATCAAGCAAATACGAGGCAATCAATCTTATTCTTGAGCTTAAAAAAGAAGAAGAGCCGTTGCAGAATTTTAAGCCTGACTATGACACTGTAATTCAGTCAATTGAGGCTGGCATATCGCATGGCTTCATGCTGGCGGGCGTCGAGTTTCGCTGGCCATTCGATCCGCCAGTGGCACCTGTGGCGGCCCTGAAGGCCGTGGCGTAGCGCAGATGCCAGCACGGTCCAGATCAAGCGCCTACGCCGACAGAGCGGCGACCAGAGGGCTAGGCCTGCTGGCGGATGCGTCCATCCTGCAAAAGCTCAAGCGTCGAGCGAACTCAAGCTTTGACGTGCAAACAGCTGAAGCAAGAATGATCGAGGACCTGCTTCCCTATCAAAGAGCCTTTGCCACTGACTTTGATCATAAGTACGTGGGCTTTTGTGGTGGCTATGGTAGCGGCAAAACTTATACGCTAGCCGTCAAGCAATTATTATTGTGTTTTCGCTCCCAGGGATTTACACATCTTTTCCTTGAGCCTACTATCCCGCTGATTGACGACGTTGCACTCCCAACGTGGAATATGCTTCTAGAGAAGTATAGCATTCCTCATACATTTAAGGTTTCACCCAGGCCAGTCTTCAAGCTTCTTTTGCCTGGGGGTGAAACACCGATTCTCCTCCGTTCGATGGAGAACTATGAGCGCTTGATCGGCGTCAACGCTGCAAGTATCGCCTCTGACGAAACTGACACTACTCGTCAGGAGATTGCAGAAAAGGCAATGATTAGGCTGCAGGGCCGTGTTCGTGTCGGCAACTGTCCCCAGATTGCCGCAGCCTCCACGCCGGAAGGCTATGGCTTCATGTACACCTTCTTTGAAGAGCAGAAGGCTGACAATAAAAAGCTTTATCGAGGAAAATCAGAAGATAATCCACACCTTGACAAAGGGTTTGTTGAAGACCTTAAAACTAAGTACCATCCACAACTTGTCAAGGCTTACCTTAACGGCGAGTTCGTCAACCTTGAATCAGCCACCGTCTTTTACGAGTTCAAGCGAGACAAGCACACAACGGGTGTATTTCTACCGGAGCCAGCCGAAAGGATTGTGTTTGGCGCTGACTTTAACGTTGGCCAGTGTCATGCTGTTTACGGAGTTGTCAGGAATGGCCAAAAAGGCCAAGAGTTGCATTGTTTTGCTGAATCAAAGGTTGCGGATACCTTTGCGTTGGTGGCGCATCTCCAGCAGAAGTACCCGCGTCATCTTGCGGCTGGGCTGATTACTTGCTACCCAGACGCGAGTGGCGCTCATGATTCGACATCATCTACTCAGAGCGATCACGAGATTCTGCGTGGCGCTGGCGTGAGAGTAGTTGCCGAAAGGAAGAATCCCTACGTTGCAGAAACATTGGCACATGCGAATGTTCACATGCACCGCGATCTGGTCAAAATCAACGCAACCAATTGCCACGACACCATTAACGCTGTCGAGCGCTGGTCTTATGATTCTAAAACGCTGAAGCCATCAAAGGGTGGTGCCACGGATTACTCACACTGCGGTGATGCGCTTAGGTATTTAATTTGGCAAGTATTTCCTCGTGCTGGTGGAAGGGCTGGGCATGGTGGCCGCTGGAGGTGATAAAATTTCAACGCACCAGCGATCGCCTTCGGCGGGCACGACAAAAGATCGCTGAAACATTGTTTGAAGGCTTTGGAGAAATCCAAGGCCTTTGTGCTATGGCTAAGCTGTATTCATCCGGTGGCGTGATCCCGTGCCCTCAATCGACGTTCCTAACTCCATCATCCTGAGCGCCGATGATGTGCCCATTCCTTTTGATAGGAGGCAGCCGGAAACCGAGAAGGTTTATGCCGAAGTCACGGATGTAGACGCATATTCCATTGACCAGGCCGAGCAAGTCTCAAGGATTCTGCCGATCAGATTTTGCACGCTTCCTGAATTCTATCTTGATGAAGCGATAGACGGGTATATCCCACAAGACTATCAAGAAAATCCAGATAGCTATAATGTTAGGAAGACGCGGGCAATGACGTGCTTCGAGCCGTTCTACTCGCACTATGTAGACATCATTGTTGGTACGGCCCTTAGAAAGGGCGTCATCTTGCCGCAAGAGCTTCCCGAGGAGTGGGAGAAATTTTTTGATAATGTCAACCTTGAAGGCAAGTCGATCACATCTTTTGCCAAGACCCTGTTTACCGAGGCTTTGAACGGCGGTATCGCTGGTCTGATGGCGGACTACCCCAGGGTGGACACCGCTGACAAGGCGATGCAGCGTCGCATGGGGTTGCGTCCATATTTCACGATTATTAAAGTTGACGATATTCTTGATTGCAGGCACGAAAATGGCGTTGTCACAATCAATGGGGTGACCTCGTATGAAACAAAAGTTACTTATCTGAGGATCAAGTCAGAAATCCGCAGGGCAAGTGCCATCAATGAGCACTATGAGGAAGTCGTGCCCACAGTGGTTGTGTATGACATTCCCGAAGAGGGCTCGAATGTCCGCGTGCGAGTTTACGAGAAGAATGTCACCGGGCATCCTCATGAATACTTCCTGCCAGAGAATAACGAAACCTTCCTGTCTATTGATTATATCCCATTTGTTCCTTGCTATGGCGGCAAGGAGGAAGCTTTCTGTCGGGCCAGGCCGTTATTGTTTGACATTGCACGTTTGAATCTGCATCACTGGGCCACGTCCTCTGATCTTGCAGAAACTATTCACCTCAATTCTTCTCCGCTATTAACTGGTACTGGCGTAAGGCCAGATGACGAAATCTATGCTGGTTCTGGCAGGAGTCTTTTTAGCCAGAACGAAAATGCAAAGTTTGGCATGGTCTCCCCTGGAATGGACGGAGCTGAGACCACGCTTAAGGAATTGGCGAGGATCGAGAGTGCAATGGATCGGCTGGCTGCAATTGCTATTGCGCCCGGCAAGAGTCAAGTGGAATCTGGTTTTGCCAAACTGCTTGATCGCTCGCAATCTGATTCGCAGCTTGCCGTTCTGATTGGCTCACTGCAAGATTGCTTTAACAGAGCACTTTGGTATGCCTCTGGCTACCGGACTGACATGTATCCACAAATCAAGATCACTGTCAGCAAGAACTTTATCCCAGCCAAGCTCCACAGTCAGCAAGTCATGGCCATCAGCTCTCTTTACAAGGATTCAGAGGCGATTCCCATCGGCACATTCCTCGAAATGCTTGAGGCTGGTGAAATGTTTGAAGGTATGCACGGCTTTAACGTCAAGGTGCTGTTGGAGAAGATGGGTCTCGACGGTTCAGAGCGCAGGTCCGAGATCGTCAAGCCAGCGTCTCCAGCAGATGAGACGAATCGCCGTCTATACGTCGAGAATTCAGTTGAGGAGACAGCCGGGATGGCTTTTGACGGAGAGCCCCCAGAAGCCACTGACGAAATTTCTGAGTCTTGAGCTACACTTCAGATAGTCACATTTTCAATCTGTGCCCGATCCCATCGAACTGAGCGCTGAAGAGCTGCAAGCGAAACTGGAAGAAAGCGAAGCGAAGCTGCAAGCGTTGGAGCGTACCAAGGTTGGCCTGCTGACCGACCTGCAAAAACGCAAAGGTGTTGAGCGCCTTGCCAGGGCTGCTGGCATCGACCTGGCGAGCGACAACATCGAAGACCAAATTGCCGAGCTGCTTGCGCCCAAGGCAGCCCCGGAAGCTCCCAGCGCCCCTCTTGCTGCCCCTGCAGCGCCTGCTGCTGCCCCTGGGGAAACTCCGGCTGCCAGCACCCCCTCCACCGCTGTTGAGGAGGCAATGCGAGCCCAACTGACTTCGATGCAGAAGCAGATGGACAAGCTGACCGAGAAGCTGCATCAGACCGAAAAGGAGAAGCAGCAAGAACGCAAGGCTCGTCTTGACGAATACAAGCGCTCTATCGTGCTGCAAGAGTTGGAGAAAGCAGGCTGCAAGCGCCCTGCTCACGTCTACGCTTTGCAAGGCGGTCAGTTCCGACTTCTTGATGACAACGAAACGGTTGTCTATGGCCCCGAAGAGAATCCAGTGAATGTTTCGGACGCCGTCAGCAATCTTGAAAAAGATGACGAGTATTCGATTTACTTCCCCGGTGTTGTAGCTTCTGGCTCTGGCTTGCCTACATCTCGCTCGTCCATGCCAGTGAATGACAACCCGTTCACAAAGTCGGGAGCGAACGCTACCAAGGCTGCTGAGATCATCAGTCGTGATAAGTCTTACGCGCAGCGGCTTGTTCAGCAGGCTCGTGCCCGTGGTGACGTGGATCCGATCCTTGCTCGGGCTGTCGGTTACTGATCACCGATGGATCAGAATTTTTTCTGTTAAGCGAAAGGCCTCATTCCTCCAAGGGGATGGGGCTTTTTTCTTGGCTACGATCCCCTCGTGCTGCTGGGATTTCGATGCCACTCAAGAAGGGGAAGTCGCAGAAGGCAATTTCAGAGAACATTTCAACCTTGCGCAAGGAAGGGCGTCCTGAGAAGCAGGCCATTGCGATCGCGTATTCAATGGCTGGAAAGACCAGGAAGAAAAAGCCCAAGAAAGGCAAGAAGGGGACCAAGAAGTGAAAACTAAAAACGTTCCAACTGATAAAGCTTTGTACGGTCGGGTGAAGGCTGAAGCAAGGCGCAGGTTTAAGGTTTATCCAAGTGCCTACGCCAATGGTTGGCTGGTGCGGGAATACAAAAAACGTGGTGGCAAGTATCGCATCGCCAAGGTGAAGACTAATGGCTGACAAACCACAGGGAGGCCTCGGTAGATGGTTCGCTGAAGAGTGGGTGGATATTAAAACTGGCAAGCCTTGCGGCAGAAAGTCTGGTGAAAAGCGCAAGGGCTATCCAGCCTGTCGGCCAACAAAGCGTGTTTCAGCCCAAACTCCTAAGACTGCATCAGAGCTTTCCGCCAAGGAAAAGAAAAAGTTTAAGCGGGAAAAAACGAGTTCTAAGCGAATTGGCTACCAGCACAAGCGGAAAAAACGTCGCTAGTATTCGGTCATGGCACCGAGACCCGTCAAAAACAAGCGCAGAACTGCTGCCTTCTATGCGAGCAATCCAGAGGCTCGCAAAAAGAAAGCTGCCTACGACAAAAAGTACCACTCTACTCCAGAGCGCAGGAAATATAGAGCTGAGCTTTCAAGAGAGCGCAGAGCAAGGGGGATCGCTGGCAAGGGTGGCGGTGATCTAAGTCATACCACAAGTGGCGGTTTTGTCAGGGAAAACCCCTCGACCAACAGGGCCAGAAATGGCCATGGCAAAAATCGCAGGCTGGCGCGACGCTAGGCTCTCAGCATCGGCTATTCAGTCATGGCAGTTCCTGAGCGCGTCAAGAGCAAGATGAGGGAACTTGGGCTGGCAGGAGTCAATAAACCCAAGAAGACTCCTAGTCACCCAACCAAGTCTCATGTTGTGATGGCTAGGGATGGCGATACCTATAAGTTGATTCGGTTCGGCCAGCAAGGAGTCAGTGGCTCGCCAAAGAAAGAGGGCGAGTCGGCTGCTTACAGGGCGCGACGGGAGGCCTGGTTTGCCAGGCACCGGGAAAATATCAAGAAGGGGAAAATGTCACCAGCTTGGTGGGCTGCAACTACAAAATGGATTGTGGTATTTGCCGTGCTCAATGCCATGGGATGAATACCTGCCGGCTTTCTAGAGGCCAAAGACTCTGGCGCATGAAAAGAAAAGGCGCATGGCGAATTGTTGCCAAGGCCCTGGGGCCAAAGGAGGGCCGGAATGAAAAAGAAGCGGATCTCGCTGCTCTCATAAGACTTGCTATTCTTATTTCATATACTGTTACGAATAGTTTTATAGTTGCTGGAGTTGTTCGCCACTGGAATAATTAGCGCTGCCAAGAAGAGGCGGCATCGGACTCATCTTCGATAATCTTAGCTTTTAGTTCAATCACGTATTTTCTCAATTCTTCTGCTTTTGCCAAGTGCCATCCGTCAAGTGTTTGAAAATACATTTCATTGTGATTGTCGACACCCTTCAAACAACAACGAATAACTTCATTCCATTTTTCCCGGACTGGCGTGTTCCAAGTGCGCCTCTCCACGGCTTTTGAAATCATTTAGTTGGATTTTAGCCATCCAGATCGCGCTGACATCAAGGTTCACTGAGATGGCCCCGGCACTGAAGCTAGTTCAAGCGGCCCTAGACTCCCTCTAGAGCCACGTCCTACCCCGATGACCGTCTCCGGCGCCTATCGCACCAGCACCAACATGCGTGGTGTTCAATCTGCAACTGCAATCGACGAGATCCTGTCTGCCATCGTGCTTTGCACTCGTGGCATGAAGAACTGGACCTTCATCCTGCCTGACGCCTTCACCGAGGCCCAGCTCAACGATCTGTTCGCGGCTGCCCCAACCGTGACCGGCACCAAGACCATCACTGCAAGCGGCTGCGCTGGCTGGGCATCTCTTGATGCTGGCGAAAAGGCCGTGCTGACAGGCAAGGGCTACACCCTTAACTGATCGGTATTGCAGGCTACAAGCTTGCATCTTCTTGATCTGAACACTTTGCGTGTGGCGAGTCATCAAGTTATCTAACTTGGAGTCGTCATGAGACGTAGGCCGGGGGTGAGACCCCGGCTTTTTCTTTGCTACTATCTGGTCGAGAGAGGCAGTGCCTCGCAGCAAGGGCAGCGGTGCTGTGAAGCTGAATCAACAACGGCTCGCCCGTAAATCTGTTCCTCCGCTCTAAGACAATGCTTCTCGCAGGCGTTCCCCTTATTCCTGAACTCTTCCTGGACTACCAACAGGAAGAAATCCGCGACAAAAATGCCCTGGTGACTTCCGGCCTGATGGTCACCAATGCCGCTATCCAGGCTGAATTTGCCAAAGGCGGTAAGACCATCGACCTGCCTTTCTATGGCGACCTGACTGGCGATTCGGAAATTGATTCCGACACCGTGGCCTCGACCCCCACCGAGATCGCTGGTGACCTGCAAGTCGGCGTTCGCAACATGCGCCGGAAGTCCTGGAAGTCCAGCGACCTCGCTGCTGATCTTTCTGGTTCTGACCCTGCTCAGGCAATTGCCCGTAGCACTGGTCGCTACTGGATCCGCGACATGCAGGTTGTTACCCGCAACATCCTGAATGGCCTGTTCGGCACTGGCGGCCCTCTTGCTACCAGCCACGCCGTTGGTGGAGCCACTACCCAGCTCTCCCAGAGCCTGATGGTTGATGGTATCGCCAAGCTTGGTGATGCTGGCGACGAGCTGACTGGCGTAATGATGCACTCCGCAGTGTATTACGCGCTGATGAAGCTCGACCTGATCGTGCCGGCCTCCAGCACTTCGCAGCTTGACAGCCGTCTTTCTGCCGAAGCTCTGGAAAAGGGCACCTATCTGGGTCGCCCGGTGTTCGTTGATGACCGTCTGCCGTTCGAGACCACCGGCGGTGGCCCTGGCGGTGGCGGCGCTACCAACCTGCCGATCTACCACACCTTCTTCTTTGGCCCCGGCGCTTTTGCTTATGCAACTGCTCCTGCCAAGAACCCTGTTGAGACTGATCGGGACAAGTTCCTGGGTATTGATTTTCTGATCAACCGCACCCATTACCTTGTTCACCCGAACGGCCTGAGCTGGAGGGGCAACCCTGCCGCTGCTGCTCCCAGCAACGCTGAGCTTGCAACTCCTGCCAACTGGGCGAAGGTGTTTGACGATGACCGCAACATTCGGATCACCCGGATGCGTTGCTACATCTGATCTAACACTTAAGATCATGGCCCCGGTTCGCCGGGGCTTTCAACTATTTATTGAAAAACCATGAGCGCTGGTACTTTCCGAATGCGGCGTGAGGCCGCAGAACGCGCAGTCGCTGAGGCCGCTGCTGAAACCATCCAGGCTGAGCCTGCCTGTGAGATGCCGGTTGCAGAGGCCGAGGAGCCCACTGAGGAGCCCAAGGCCGAGTCCACGGCTACTGTGACCAAAGCCAAGCCCAAAGCCCCTTCCAGGGCATCCTGAGGATGAGTCATGGCCTTTGTCTCGACACTGGGGGCGTCTGACGCCAACTCCTACCTGTCGGTGGCAAGGGCCACGACGCTTCTCTCTGAGCTGCCAGCCAGCACAGGTGTTACTACTTGGTTGGCGCTGACCACGACTCAGAAAGAGCGGAGTCTGGTTGCAGCAACAATGGCGATCAACCCCCTGCATTGGAAGGGGCAGCCTGTATCAAATGAGCAGAGCCTGGCATGGCCAAGGCGGATCATCGCAGATTATTACTACGCTCCCGAGGACGAGCTGCCAGTTGACTTCGAGATTGGCGTTGCCAACATGGCAGCATTTCTCGGCACGAATGGTGGCTACACCGGAATTGCGAATGCCGACGGCGGCGCTACAAGATACAAAAACAGTGAGTACGACGAAGTTACTCTTGGTGGCACCAGTGAGGGTCTGACGGTCAAGTTTAGCAAAGATCAGATGTCGCAAACGGGGATGCTATTTATTCCCCCGTTCTCGATGGATATTTTTGCTAGGTACATGATCCGTGGGGACTTTTATCAGCCGAAGGTCAGGCGCGAGTCAACTGCTCGTGTTGGCTACAGGGGGTATGTGACGAGGCAAAGGCCTTCTGGCGTGCGCTACATCAACGGACAGCTTTGGCCCTATGGCGGTAGCTGGAGCAATAGGTTCTAGCCATGTCCCTTGTTGACGACGTATTTGGATCGCTGCCTGGTCCTGATTGATCAGTGGGGCATTGACATTATTTATATCAAAGCATCCCAGAGTCCAGTTTATGATCCTGCAACTGGCATTGTAACTGGAGCTAGCACGGAGATCGCAGCAAGGGCGCTGCCAACAAAGCTGACACCAAAGGAAAGGGAAGGTTTTTATCAACAGCGAGTAATTAAGTTTATCATCCCCGCTGTTTATCTTGGTAGCTACTACCCGCAGTCAACCGACTCAATTCGCTACGCTGAAGCTGGGGTCAATCGTACCGCAAAGATCGTTGATCAAGAGCAGTATCGTGGCGACAGCCCGATTATGCACATCGTTATCGCAAAGGTGAGCTAGATGGTCAGAAAAGCAAGAAAAAGATCACTAGGGGCTGCGACAGCGAGAAATATTGCTCGCCGCGAACAAGAAGAGTTTGCTAAGCAATTGCGAAGGGAGATTGCCAGCGGCCTTCAGGGCGCTGCTATAGAAATTATGAACAGTCTCGCTGAGAAAGGCCCAGCTTGGAGCGGTAGATTTTCAGCTTCCTGGAGATTCGTTCCAGAAGGCGCTGACCCTGGCGGACCAGGCCCAGATGGTCAAATTTATAGATATAGCAAAAAAGATGTGCGAATTGATCTCATCGAGAGATACATGAGAGGTGGCAAAACCGGAGCAAGCACGATAATTGCAGATCAGACGCAATTTCAGATTGTCAACACTACCACATACGCCAATATTGCTATTGACGTTGATGAGGGAGTTCTTCGCAGAGACTACGCTGAAACGGCGGAACCGCTTAAAGAGCCTACCCTGGGTGATGGAAGAGACAATCCTAGCTACAGGTATGACATCGGCGCCAATTTCTCTGGGAGTCTTGAAGAGGCTCCTGCAGCAAGAACGGCTGAACCTTTTTGGTATCAAACTTATTATGAAGGTGGACCGCTCCAAAGGGACTTAGGCAGGGGCTTCTCGATTGGCCTCAAGGCATCATTCTAATGAACTACCAATCCATTCGAGCAAAACTTGAAGCTCCCCTGCTGAGTGCCTACAACTCTCAGGTGCCGCCTATTCCTGTTTATTTTGATAACGTAACAGCGGTTCCACCCGACCCCCCGAAAGAATACGTCAGAATTAACATTACTTTCGGACTGACGACAGAGCCAACTCTTGACGGTTCTCTTGATTATGCGAGGGGGGCTTTAATCGTAAGATGCTTCGCCCCTAAGGGCAGCGGTCCAGCAAGGTGTCAGCAAATGGTTCAACTTGCAAAGGGTGTCATTGATACACTTAACTCAACCAGGAAAACTTCTACCTCAACCTACGTTCGCGTAGGTCAGATAACGGGACCAGCCTTTCAGGCGCCAGAGAACTTTCCTCACTTCGTTGGCAGAATTGATGCTGGCTGGCAAGCAAGCGCAAAGTAGGTCGCTACCCTATCCCTAGCTGGGCAGTGCCCGCCAAGTCACTACCCCCTGACTCCCAATGTCTACCGTACTGTCCGGCGTTTCTGGCGCCTTCTATTACAAGCCCGCTGGCACTGTTGCAAGCTTCGGCACTGCCGATGTCACCGTTGCTGGCGCCCTGCTCAACGTCGGCGCTAATTTCAACTTTAAGCCTGGCGATCCCGTCCAGTTCCGAATTCGCAACACCCTGACCGGAGGTACTGGCACCGGCACCCTCCCTGCTGGCATCACGGCTGGCACGACTTACTACGTTATCGGTTACAGCAGCTCGACTGGCGTTGCGACCGTTTCCAGCAGCGCAACCCTGACTCCTGTTATTACGCTGACTACCACTGGTACTCTTGCGGCTCCCAACAAGTTCGAGATCTACTACTCCTCTTACGCCGTTGTGGCTGAGGTCCGCGATTGGAGCCTTGAAATTTCTCGGGCCGAGATCGACGTTACGACCATCGGCAAGACCCTTGGCCAGTACGTTCCGTTCCGTACCTACATCTCTGGATTTGGTGATGCCAATGGTAGCGCCAACGTCTACGTGACTGATGAAGAGCAGGCCCTGGCCAACCGCATGATTCAAGACGTGCTGCTCCGTAAGCAGATGGGCGCTTCTGTGAAGCTGTACATTGAGCGGATTGAGTCTGCTGGCGTTGTAGATGAGTCCAAGAGTCGCTCGATTGAGATGGACATCACTCTCACTTCGGCCTCGATGAACGTGAACCCTGATGACGCCCAATCGGTGGCCATCAACTTCCGTCCATCTGACGCGGTGACTTTCGACTTCTCTACCACCGCCTGATTCGATTAAGTGCTGCAACGCCCCGCTTCGGCGGGGTTTTCTTTTTGCTTTTCCTCCCATGCCCGATGCAGTTGTTCACGGAACCCTTCTCAGCGGCGCAGCCTGCGAAATTGGTGCTACGGCGAATGGTAGGCTTAAGGTAGAAGCGGCTTTTTCAACGTCCACTCCTTCAAACGATTCTTTTGGTCGGCTGAGGGTTGCTAATCCATTTACACTGTTTGATTCCAGCCACCGTTACCGCGACAATGGTCTGTGGGCGACGGCCCTTGCGACGGGTGGCACTTCAACCTTTAATGCCAATGCTGGCCTCGTCAATCTTGCTGTAACGGCGGCTTCCGGCTCATCTGTTATCCGTGAAACCACCAAATGCTTTTCTTACCAGCCAGGCAAGTCCCTGCTGGTGATGTCCACGTTCACTTTCAACGCTGCCAAGACCAACCTCCGCCAGCGTGTCGGCTATTACGGCGCCTCCAACGGCATGTACCTGGAGCTGGACAACAGCGCTCTCTCTTTCGTCGAGCGCAGCTCCTCCACTGGCTCCTTGGTCGAAACCCGTGTCGCGCAATCCAACTGGAATGTTGACCCTCTCGATGGCAGCGGTCTTTCCGAGTTGACGCTCGATCCAACCAAGGCCCAAATCTTGTGGATGGATATTGAGTGGCTGGGGCTTGGCACAGTCCGCATGGGCTTTGTCATCGACGGCAAGTTCATACACTGCCACTCTTTCCACCACGCCAACATCATCGACTCCACTTACATCACTACTGCTTCGCTTCCCCTTCGCTACGAAATTACAAATACCGCTGCCACCACGAGCGCCAGCACTCTCAAGCAGGTCTGCTCTACAGTTTTGTCCGAGGGCGGCTACGAACTCCGGGGCCTTCAACAGGCCATCGGTACCTCCATCAGCGCTCCCGCAGCGCTTGCAGTAATCGGCACCTACTATCCAGTCATTTCTCTGCGCTTAAAAGCCACTGCCCTAGACGCCATTATCATCCTGACCGCCATCTCCATTCTCGGTGTAAGTACCAACACCAACTACAACTGGCGAGTTGTAGCCAGTTCAACCACCACAGGCGGCGATTGGGTTGATGCTGGTGCCAGCTCATCTGTTGAATACAATCTCACTGGCACGTCTACAACGGGTGGCCGCATCCTGGCTCAAGGTTATTTCAGTGCTTCTACCCAAAGCTCTCCTAGTATTGACATTTTGAAGGAGGCCCTGTTTAAGTTCCAACTGGAGCGCGATGGACTTACTGGCACCCCATATGAGCTGAGTCTGGTTGTAACAGGTAGCACCTCAACGTGCGGTGTTCACGCATCCATGGACTGGGAGGAAATCAGCCGCTAACCGCTATCCACCCCTGCTGGGGTTAGCAGTTCAAGGCGTGTTACGCCAATATCGTATTTACACGCCGATTTGCGTTTTGGGATTTGACGGGGTATCCTTGGAACGGTTCTTTTTTTTCCAATGGCCACCACTCCAGCTTCTCCGTCCCCTGGCTTCGGTCGGGCGATTGACAAACTCCGCAAGGCTGCAAATTTCGAGCCCATTCGTCAGTGCATTACGCTTTCAGATGGCAGTGACTTTGAGTATTGGGTCAAGCCACTTACGGCAGCCGAGCGAGAGAAGGCGCAAAAAAATGGCAAGTCTACGAATGATTTTGCCATGCAATTGCTGGTGATGAAGGCTGAAGATGAAAATGGTGAAAAAATCTTCAAGTCTGGAGACATCCCAGTGCTGAGGAACGACATTGAAGACGAGATCCTGCAGAAGATGATTCTTTCGGTCTTGAAGCCGAATGGCGAAGAGGGCGAAGAATTTGAAATGAAAAGCGCTGAAGATTGAGTTTGAGAAGGACACGAGGCTTCAGTTTCAGCTAAGTCTGGCAGAAACTCTGCACTGCACATTGTTTGAGCTAAAGTCTCGTGTTACAGAAGAAGAACTTATATTGTGGAATCTCCACTTTCAGCGCAAAAACGAACTCCAGCAAAAAGAAATGGAGAAGATCAAAAGGAAGCGCTAGCCCGCCAGCCGTCCTCCAGGGCGGCTTTTTCTTGGCCTTGGCTAGACTCGTCTCACGAGAGGGCTCTAAGACGTGGCCAGCATTGAAGCCCGGATTGACATTCTTCTCAGTGGGATGGCTGAGCTGAATAAGCTTCAGTCCAAGCTTGATGCTATTCAGGCAACTGCCGATCAAATATCTAAGCAAGGCTTTGACGTAGAACTTGGAAGAGTTTCAGACCTAGGAACATATTCAAGGGCCTTAAAAACAGTTAACCAAGAACTTGAAAAAACTACCAAGTTAACCGAAATACCTATTGCCTCTCTTAAGAAAAGTAACGCAGAGATTAGCAAAACAATTGGGCTTGAGTCCCGGCTTAGGCGTGAGCGCTCGCTTGTGTCTCGATACACACGTGAGTTCAGCATTGAAACAAAGGGATTAGATCAAAGCAAAGGTCAGCTTAAAGATATAAAAGATAGGTTTGATGAACTTAATAATGCCTTTGGCAAAGCTTTTAAGTCAAAAGATACTGGCTTAATTAGGACGCTTAGGACTGAACTAAGCTCCCTGGTTCAAGAGCAAAGAGACTGGAATAGAACTCTAACTGGAACAAAAAAAACAGGCGTCAATGCTGATTTCCTGAACGAACAGGCTGCTGGCTATAGGGAGCAAATTGATGCGCTCAAGGCAAGGGCCAAGGTTCTTGCCGATAATGAAGACATAATTGGCAGGCTTGCCGCAGCAGAGAGAAACCTT